TTTTCCCTCAAATTCTTTCTCCCCTGAACACCAGCCATAGGTGGAGTTTCCATTCTGGTCTGTAATATATGACACACCCATAATCGGTCTGCGGTACACATCATTGGTGTACACAATAAAGGTGTTCATCGGATTCAGTGTAAGAATATCCACAACAGAGCTTCCAAAACGATACTGATCCGGCTTTGCCTTGATCAGCCGGTACCCAACTCCACAGATTTCAATAAACCTTGCCAGCTCCTGATCTGCAGACGGCTTATTTTCCTCTTCCATCATCTCATTAAGCATCGCAATACCGACATTATCCGCATCTTTGTTATTCTCCCGGATTCCTTTATTGGCTCGCTGCACATACCGGATTGGCGAGCCCCATTCATATCCCAACTTAAACTCCGTGATCTCCGCAGCCATATTGTCCTTGACCTTGATATTGATTTCCGGCCGGATCTCTTTGATTCGATTATCAATCGGCTGGAGACCACGCTCATAATCCAACAGAAATTTTATATCCGATCTATTCTGTTCGTGGATCACCAGTGCATCCCGAAGCACCTTCACCACGTTATCCTTCGTAATCTGCATCACATCTGTAAAGATCTGTTTTCTTCCAAACTGCACGACAATCCACCTCTTTCTGCATAGAAAAAGAGCCCCGGCAGTTTGTAGACCGCCTGGCTCTCTGATACTGTTTCATACTATTAAATTAGCATTATTTGAGTGTGAATTGTGTGAAAAGTCTACGACTGCATCAAACAATTCTATATAAGATCTCTTATATTGTACAAAAAACACTAGTCATCTATTAATTAGTAAATATTTAAATCAAATCTACTATTTTTCTTTTTTTTCAGAATGTTCATTGCTACTATTTGCATGCGTACTTGTAATAAACGTAACAATAATTGAGCCAATTCCCGTTATTCCCAATAAAGACCCGAATATAGCCCCTGCACTTTTGGGAACCAAAATAACTATTATTGCCGCAACAATAATACAACCAAGTCCTAAGGCAAATGCAAACACAATTCCGAGTAATCCATCTCTAGACTCTGCTTGAATCATAATTTCTTCCATTCTCTGTCTATGATCTGATTGCTTTTCTGCCATCGTAATTATTCTATCTGCGGCACCTGGAACAATCTCTTCGTAACCTCTAATAATATCAGGTGGAGGAATCGGACCCGAAAATCTGCTTCCTGCAACTTGAGTAACTGTTTTCATTGATTTACTCTTTACATCCTCAACCTCCACTTCATGCTCTTTAGAAAGTTCTTTTTTATCTTTGGGCTGCTTTGATTTTGACTGATATTCCCTCTGACTTTCCGATTTTTTTTGCACTTGTGTAGATTGCCTCCCCGACATAATTCCAATCCTCCCTTAACGCATTGGCATCCATAATGGCACTATCATGCATACTCGGCCATTTGTGAGAACCTTGTAAATTTGCTGTACGCTTAAAACCACATATAAATGCTTTACTAACTACTTTTTTTGCCATAGTAATCACTCCTTAGTTTCCTTTCCTCATATATAGAATACTTTATTTTGTTTGCAATTACAAGAGATTTTCTTTCATTATACGCCATTTCATATGTTTTGATACATAATCAACCATCAAAATTCAAGAATTCATAATAGTCTATAATTCTATGAATAAATTTGTCTTCAAAATAATTATTTAATTACCCGCAATCTTTTCCAAATACCGATCCACCACCTTCGACACTGTACTCCGATCCATATACAGCTTGTCAGCCACTTCCTGCTGTGTCATACCGTCCCGGTAAAGATACTCGAAGATCAAGCGATCCCTGCTGTCAAAAATAGTCGTCAGGAAAATATCAACCTCCAATTGCAGTTTCTCCAGTTCAATCCGTTCGTTATGCAGTTTCACGATCAACTCATACTGTTTATCTTTCCAATATTTCCTGTCCTTAACTTCGCAGCCGGATACCGTCACTGAAATTCTCTGATACGGAAACTGCTTATTGGATGACTGCACCTTTCCAAGATAGGCTTCCGGTGGATTATCTTTATAATGCTGCAGTTTCTCTTCGTCTTTACGGATCACTTCCGACAAAAATCTATACTGCTTCAAAATATCCTTCGTCATGTGCATTCCTCCTAAAATGTTCTCTGTGATACATTCGCTTTACAAACAGTAGCTCCATCTGCAAGCATTACTAACTGTGTAATTCCATCTGCTGCATCATCGTGATCATTGTTACCGATCTGAACAGTCATATTTAATTCATCCATCGCATCGTGATATTCTTTACTCCTCTTATTGGCTGCAAGGAATTGGCACCGCCTCTTGACATCCGGTGCATACTGGATGATCTTCGCTAGCTTGCTCATGGTATTTGGCGCCTTGCTGGATGATATGCTGCATTTATATCCTTCCTTCTGAAGCATTTCATCAATCTTGTCCGCATACTCATCACCACCGTTATTCGCCTCAAAATGCTCCATCTGCGGTTTATGATGCAATGTTTTTCCAACCACAAGCGGCTGTGTTACGGTCTTATCTCCCTTGTTAAAAATCTAATCTGGAATATAGATATATCCGTCATCATATTCATATCCAAACGGCATCGACAAACTATCTCCACCGCCCCAAGCCACATCACAGGCAGCCAATACCCGAATTAAGCTGCTTTCAGGCGGTAACACACCATTGTATGTAAGAAGTTCATTTTCAGCAAATAAAAGTCCCTCTCTGACAAATGGTCGTTGCTGATATTTTGCTTCCCATTCGTTCTTATCAAGCCGGCTCTTAACATTCAAGAAATACTCCGTTGAAAATCCCTTGCCATAGTCATAAACAAAATTGGACTCCCCATTCTCATTCAATGCCGGTATCTTTCGGAATCTATATCTTTGGTTATCTTTGTACTGTTTCTCTACTCGGCCTAATGGATCCAGAACATTCCATCTGGTGCCAACCATCAATTCTCTGGTTCCATCATTTTTACGATCCACCAGAAGATTCAAATAATCCTGATACCGTCCCTCTAATCGTGACGGAGATAAACTCTCTTGTCTGTCACGAACCATATCATCAACATACAGATAACCGTCCCAGGAAATATCAACTGCACCTGTCCACGTTCCATCAATACCACGACAGGTTAATGTGGCAAAACGATCCGGATCATTCAATGTAACTTCTTTCTTCTCTGCCGACTTCTTCTGCAAAAAAGCCTCCGGAAAGATATCCGCAAAATGATACTGTCTTTTCTCCTCCGGTACATCCAATTCCATAAGATTTAATGCTTCGCCATAGAATCCATCTGCCAGTATTCCACTATGCCCTGACATTGCATTATGGCTGTTCGGTCGTTTTCCCATAACCCATGCCATAAAGAAAATGCAAATCGTGGACTTGCCAACACGAGGAGGCATGGATAACCCATAAAAATCCAGCTTGCCATCTTCCAAATCCTGCAGATCATCCACAACCACCTTCAAGGTCATCCGACGTGGCATATAAAATCTTTTTTCCGGAGCCCGATCCTTCTCCATGTAATACAAAAAATCCTCAAAGAAATACGGTGCCAACATTAACGTAGCTTTCCAATACAGATTCATAAAAGCAAGGCTGTTCTCTTTACGACTCTGCCTTGCTGCGATCCGCTGAACCTCTTTCGCCTGTTGCAATGCATACTCCAGATCATCCTCTTTCTCCTCGATTGCCATATCAAGCAATGCACTGGCAAATTTAATTTTGGTCAGATCTTTCCGATGCAAGCCACGGATGAGCTCTTTATTCCTTTCTGACATAAAAAAGACACCTCCACCAAAGCAGAGATGCCCTCGCAAATCTGCCTGTAACTGTTTCAGGTAAACACCGCAAATCATTTATGCGGCGGTAAAATTAGCTATTCAACCATGACATAGACCACCAGTTAAACCAACAGCATATCATTGACCAAATAAACGCAGAGTGTAGGACTCGAACCCACAAGCCGAATTAACGACCGACAGATTAGCAATCTGCTCCAATACCATTATGGGACTCTGCATATATTTCCTACAAATAAAAAATACCAACCACCTATTCGTTATTGAATATTGATGGTTGGTATAAACTATTTCTTCCTATTCTTTAGCTCTCGTTTTAATTCGGATTTTTTTCTTTTCATTTTTTTAACATATTTCGCATATATCGGAGCATGCTCAACAGAAGACAACTTTTTGTCAATGTATCTAATTGCATTTTCAAGATGTTCAAACGTCATTTCACTAATCATCAAGCATTTTACATCTTCCTGTATCCAAGTTTTATCTGCTGCATTAATAAACTTTGCCTGAGTTTTCACAAAGTATTCATTCCAT